TTTAATGGATACTTATCTAATCGCTTAACATTAAAACCGCTAAACAACTTATTGAAATCATTCCAGTTTTTCCATTGCATTGATGAATGTTCGCCTGTTGCTCTAAAGTTATTAGGGATAGCGACTATAACCTTTTCACCGATGTCTAACGCTTTATTAATAAACTCTACAGGGTTATTGATATGCTCAATAAAATATATGGCAAGTATAAAGTCATAACCTGTACCGAAGAAATCACTACATACATTAAAGTGTTCAACCTCTATCTCCTTATTAATGTAATCCACGGCAACCTGCGAATGGTCACAACCATATACCGTACAGTTTTTTTCTTTATGCAATTGAATATCAATCACCCCCAAACCACAAGCATAATCAAATACTTTAGAGCCTACTGGTATCTGTTCCTTGATTTTATTATAACAATGTTTCCTTATATCAAATCTGTAATTACCGCCTTTAGGTAATTCCTTTATAACCCCTCTCCATTTATCATCCCAATATTTAGCGTTATTCATTTCGTTCCGCCTTTAGAATCTTCTCAAATTCATCATAGAATTCTCTGAACTCGCTCCGTCTATAATCTAACGCCCACTCGGGTCTATATATAAAATCGTATATCCCCTGGTACATCGACAACATTCCCATTACATCGCCATTCTTCATATAACTTAATAACCATCTGATATTAACATTGTTCTTTAATGACCATAATGTCTTGCCGTGGATACTGGCATAATTCTTCTGCTGATCCACTTCGTGCTTCTCGACATTAACTAAAACTCTTTTATTATGCATCCAATTAAAATCTTTAAGACAAGCCCTTACTATCCAATCGCAATCCTGTGACCTCGGCAATCGTTCATCATATTTGCCGACAGATTCTACAACCTCTTTAGTGCATAGCATACATTCATGGCTCAACATATTATATAATAAATAATTTTTAAGTGGATGGTCTTTCAAATCCCAATGTTTATGTATTGCTATCTCCTGCGTCTGAAGTCCTACTGTTCGCCAGTTACATACCGCTATATCTGCGTTCATTTTAATTAAGATTTCAACATATTTGGAATCAAAGTAATCGTCAGACCCTAACACGGCCACATAGTCACCCGTGGCGGCATCTAATCCGGCATTCAATGCGTGAGGTACTGTTCGCATCTTGAAGTCTGTTCTGGGCCGTTCTATAAGTTTTATCTTGTCACCGAACTCTTTGTAAATAGATTTTGTCGCCTCATCTGAACCATCGTCTACTACTATAACCTCGACATTCTCCCATGTCTGATTAATACAAGATAATATGGCACGACCTACTCTAACCTTGTCATTGTAATTAACAACTATTAAACTCGCTTTCTTCATAATCGCTTCCTCAATAATTCGATATGTTCCTCTACCCCATGCCGACCTTTCAGCATACTCTCTATTTTATAGTTATATTCAAACGGTACGGTATAATGCGTTTCATATAATGCCGATAGTATAATGGAATGATAGGGCATACATACCATACTATCACATTTATTATAATTATCTAAATGCTTAATCAGGTTAGTTGTCTTATGTAGTTTGATTTGTTTGTATTTTATACCGTGTTTTTTAAACTTTGCGATTAATTCATCTTGCATTGTCCAGCGTTTTAATTGTTTGCCGTAAACATGGAATAATAAAACCTTATACGGAATTGAAAGTCCTGATAAATAATCTATTGTGTTTTGGACAATGACTTCATCAGTATATTTAAGACAATGCCTCAACATTATTCCGATAGTGTGAATCTTGTTATTAACCTTATCAACTTTCGGCTTATATAACCATGCTAAATCAGGCAACATGAATACATTATCATTAATATTTTTAAGTGACAAATAAGCCTTTTCATCACGGACAGTAATAAAATCGGCATCCTTATAAAGACTATAATCACATTTAATATTATATCCAACACTCAACATACAGTAAGGCTTGTCAATTATCTTTAATCTTGTTCCCAGTATCCCGCCACCACCATATATTGTATAATCATAATCTTTAGCACCCTTATGACCGATGAATTCATGCTCTGGAAATTCTTTTTCAAGGATATACTTATATAAATCGTCACCGCCGTTGTTGGAATAATAGTTACCGATTAACCTTATTTTCATTTCAACTTCCTCACTATCATTATACATTTAATAGGGATGTTCCACATAGAACCAACAGACTTTGATTCAACACCTATTGCCGACGCTACAGATATTGTTTCGTCAGTTTCGCCGATATAATACCCTACTGTTAAATGTTCTTTATGCTCTTTAGATACTACGTTATCCTTGACTGCATTGCCATAAGTCCACCCCTCGAATGTAACGGTATCATTCCAAGCAATTTCTAATATATCTTTAAACGGTTTATATTTCATTTAACTAACACCTCCTCCATCTGCTCAAGGCTCGATTGAAGCGGGTACTTATCAAGTATGTATTGTCTGTTCTTTTTCATTTCATCTTCGGTCAACTCTTTGTCGGACAACTTGACTTGACTTTTGAATATATCTTTTTTACGCCATAGGTCTTTAGCACCCAGCCAGTTATAAACATAAGGCCGACATCCGCAAGACATCGCTTCGGCTACATTATAACTAAATGATTCTATCATTGATGTCGATATTACACATCCAACCTGATTCCAAAACTCTTCTAAATTATCGTACCTACCATGATAAACTACATTCTTACAGTCTTCCAATTCATATTTAAAGGTTGATTCCCAAAAAGGGTCTTGATGTTCTATCCGTAAATGAAAGGTATAATCAGGGTTATTTTTAATTGTCTGTATTAATAGCCAAGGATTCTTTTTGGTGTTCATGTATCCGGCATAACCTACACTCTTCGGGTTCCGTTTCCATTCCTTGATAAAAAACTTATCCGTATCAACCCCGTTATAAATAACTGTCCAGTTATCAAAGGTGTTTTTCAGCTTCTCGGACATACGCTTTTTTATATGGTCACACACAAAGACCACTTTTTTAAGTGCATCCCATTTCATCTGTGGCCATAAGTGACTCAACCCGTATGCTTCCCAACCGTGTAACCTTACAACTGTTTTCTGCGGGAATTTCTGCGAACACAAAACAGCATCATCATTAGCCCATTCAGCCCATATATAATCAGCCCAATTTGCTAACGTGAGGTCAAACTGTTTAGTAACTACTAATTGGTATCTACTCTCTAAATGTTTTATAAAGTCTTTAGTGAATGAGCCACCTCTGTCTATGATTAAAAGTTTTTTCTTATCAGCCGACCGCCATTCTTTTGTTTGTGCCACCCACTCTGGTCTGGGCCAGAATTTAATCGCTGATTCAAGGTGTAATATAGATTTAGGTATATTCCCGATATTAGCGTAGACCATTGCTAACTTCTGGTGTGGATCCCATGTCATAGCACCGCCGTTCTGAAACATCCTACTTGCATTAGGTCTAATTCTTAATGTTGTTTCATAGCAATTAATTGCTTTTTCATAATCTTTTAATTTATAATATAAATCACCTAATAGCATATGAGCATCACGTCTGTATATGGGGTCTAATTCAATTGCTTTATATAGTGTAGACCTTGATTCCTTATCCTCATCTAACTCTTTATGGCATAATGCTTTATGTATTAATACTTGATATTTTTCTGAATTATCGTCTTTTCGTTTTTTTAAATAGTTATTAAATGAGTTTATAGCCTTTTTCCATTCGCCTGATTCCATGAATGTGTTACCTAAATAAAACATCGCCCTTGTATCTTTAGGGTCTTTTTTAATCATGCTATCAAGTTCGTCAACATTCATTTTCATACGCTGTTTCTTGCGATCAACCCTATTATCTGACGGAGCATCATGTATAATTATAGACTCAATCATATGTATACTTTTGTCTTTATCTGTGTTTTTAATTGTATTGTGGGCGGCTCGACCGAATCTTATTTTAGGGTCATTCCTATATATTCGCGGCTGTAAAAAGAAGTTGTTTGGTATATTACCTGTAAATGGTTGCTGATATAAATTAAGGTACATTTCGTCAGGCTTATCTTCTGACAGTATTTTTTTAGTACCGTTCATAACCTCGATACATGGTATGTCCTGCTGTAGCGTTAGATTAAACCATGATTTAGGTATATACTCATGTCCGTCCATGATGAGAATATAATCGCCAGTGGCTTTATCCATTCCCTCATTACGGGCTTTGCTGAAATTGTTTTTCCATTTGTAACTATAAACAACACCTACTTTATTAGTTAATTTTGATTTCCAAATGGTTTCGCCATCGGCGTCCATGTCATTATCGACAAGAAACTTTCTGACTTCTTTAAACGTATTATCATCAGTGCTTTCATCAATCCCAATAATCCACTCATCTACAAATGATTTCATGCTGTCTAAACATCTGTAAATAGTAGACCCCTCATTCTTCAGTATCATACATACTGAAAGTTTTAATTCTTTCTTCTGCTCTTTCATACTCACTCCTTAAATAAGGGGGGATTTTACTCCCCCCAGATTATTAATCACAACATTAAAGCTGTGAGGAACTTGTTTCAATGATTCGACCTGCTTCTCTACGGATGATTTTATATCCTACGAGAGCATTCCAATGCATAACCATGAGGTTATCTTGAGAGCCGTACATCTGGTTATTAGTAGCGACACTTACGTCTTTACCAATTGCCTTACCGACAAATTCCTGTCCCATTGCATAGGAAGAAATTGTATTGCCAGTTGCTCCAGATACTTCGTTGTTGACGATGAACATACATCCTTCAAAAACGCCGACTTCGCCACGGGCTATCATGGCATTTCCACGATCCGTGTTGTTAGCGGCATCCGTCCAGGATGAATTGTCAGAATCTGCACGAAGTTGAGTGTACTGTACAGGATTGATTATCCAACGGTACCAACCGTCAGAATAAGGTTTAACATTAGCACCACGAAGATCAGAAATAACTTCCCGAACTGTGACGGCCTTGAGAGGCCCAGCGGTACCAGAACCAGCACCATAACTACCATAATAATGATAAGTATTGGATAAGGTTCCTGATGTTTCGTCAGAATACTTGTTCAAGTCCATTGAGGCACGGGCTAAAACATTAAGTGAATTAGCGGCCTGATCGGTTAAACTATAAGCGGCATCTGAAATGTCATCTATAAAAGTTTCCGGATGACTTTCAAAAGTATCGATAACCGTATGGTCTCCATAAGGTGTCAATGATACTGTACGCCTTGTGTTGGTCAGCGTCTGTGAACCCGTGATCAAAGTTGCTGTGGGGTCAAGAGCGGTTGTATTAGCACTCCATGCTGTGAGTACAGGAAACTGAATGACATCACCCCTGATAGGTGAGCGATTCAAATTCCATTCTTTTTCTTTGGCCAAAGCATCGAATACATAATTAGGACGTAACGGACGAACCGTTGCGTTGTCAAATGTAGTTCCAATAACTTGAGCCAAGCTTTCTTTGTCAATAAAAGCTGTAGCCATTTTATTTCTCCTTTAGGCAGATAACTATTGAAGTTTCTCATACCTTTGTTTCATTTTTTCATCTAATTCCTCCTTCAAGCTTTTCGGGAGCAAGTTGTCTGGACTTTGCTCCTTTCTAACGCCCGGAGGCAATGCCGAACCTTCGACCTTCTTTCCAAGCTTACTTATATCTTCGTTAAATTCATCAAGTACCGTTTTAGCGTTAGCCAAAATGTCATCCTGATTTTCTCCAGTTACCATTGATTTATAAGCTCTCGGAAGATTTGCAAATTCTGGGCTATTCAAAACATCGTTAACAGCAACCTTTTTTGAAAGTTCTGCTTCCTTTATTTCAAGTAGTTCTTTTTGCTCCATCAAATCTTTTATGATGGTCTCCTTCTGTTCTATGTCTGACATCTCCTTGAGTTCTCGTTCCTTTTTCTCTTTAGCAAGAGTTTCCAATTGAGTTTGAATTTCACTAACACTGCCTAATTGTTCCTTGTGTTTCTTCTCAATTTCCGCTATTCTGGTATCGAACTCACTCTGGGTGAATGTCTTATTCGTTTCTTTTTCTTCCTCTTTTGGAGTTACCTCCGCAGATTTCTCTTCTACTTTTTTTTCATCAACCACCGTAAACCTCCTATGATTGCTTATAATTTAACCACGCCTATTTGATTAAACTATTTTACTTCTCTATTGTCACCAAGCCACTTTGTTTGTTGCTTGACGGTTTTCTTTGTACTATCTGTACTAACCCGTTTAAGGGTACTCGCATTCTTTCTTCCAACTTTCTTGTTACTTAATATTAAATTACTGGTTTTGGATTCATTGCTAATCGGTATCATATCGTGACGGCAATTAGGGTGAAATGGTGTCGGGTATGGTAGTATCGGTAATCCGGGTGTCTTGCCTGTCTTACTGAAATACTTACCCTCATACTGTAAACAAATCGGTGTAACTGTATTAGCGTTACTGATTTGCACAATATCTAACCCGACCTCATTCATGTCATCCATTGTTATCTCGGAATCAATTTCACTCTGTCTTGTTCTGGCCCACATCTCACTATATCGGTCAGGTCTCCACATTCTGCCAGATGAATCTACGAAGAATACATTATCAATATATATACTCTGCGTCATAAACTCTTCTTGTATCGTATGTAAAGACTTTCCTAATGAACGGCCTATGAATGTATTATACTCATCATAGAACTGTTTATAGTTCTTGCCATATTCAAGGGCCAGTGCGTTTCTTAGTACAATGGCCTTCGTGAAATCTACCCGTGATAATCTTAATATCTCATTGGCGTATAATTCTCTGAATACGCTTTTTGAAATATCTTGATTTACAACACTTCTGACGATTTTCGCAGACCCGAACCCAGTTGATGCATTTGCTTGAACCATCCCCGTGTCCCATGTCTGTTCCATATCGTCTAACCAACGATTAATATTTGCTTTAGTCACACTGTCGCTCGCTCCCTCTAAATCGAAAACTTGTAGTTCCCACTGTGCCAACCTTTCAGAAAAAGCAATAGCATTTCGTTGTATTTGTGATGTCAAAGATCGTGAAGCCATCAGGACTCCATCAAGCACATAAAAATATAGCCTCGGTTCATAATGTTATAAATATAAGTACCGCTGTTCATTCCTACTATAATCTCTATAGTTTGTCTTTCTGTCAATGTTTTATTACCAACCCGCCAACATAAGACCATCCCTTATCCTTTCTAATAATCCCTTGTGGGCCAGATTCTAATTTGTCAATATCACTATAATCATAAGTTGTTCCATAACAAGAAGCCGTAGAAAATGATTTAACTTCTTCTTTGTATACAAACTTCCTCTCGTCTACCTTTCTTTCTGCACTATCTACTTTTTTCACCTTATCTTCTCGGCTGAATATGTAGTTAAAAAGAATAGCGAAAAAAGTAAAACTAAATAACAATATAATCCATATCATATCACACCTCTATCCTAAATTTACTCGATTGTATATTAGCATTATCTTGATTCTCTTTGCCAATCTGGTCTTGCTCCTGTTGTGCTGTGTCTTTATCTATCTCATTAATCTGCATTGTTCCTGTCAACTTGCTCTTTGTTCCCGCCATAATCTCTTTCGTGATGTTATCAACCAACTCCGTATTATCCTGTGGCAAACCGTCTTTCCATATTATCATCATACCGTCTGCTTCAATACCATTTAAGTCTTTATCCATTTTGGTGAGCATAACAAAAAATGTCTGTAATGCCTCTTCCCAATTTTTACGCTTTCGGTTAATCATGGAAAATGTATTAATCGACCGCCATTTCAATGCTCGACCACTCTCCACCTGACCGCCGTCATCACTAAAAAAACCCGCAATAGGATTACTTATACGGCTCGTAAACAGTACTAACTGTATCATCATTTTAATCTGGTCAAATGCACTTGTTAACTGTGCATCCCATTGCCTGACACTTATATCGTTACTACCTGACCCACCAGGCGTACCCTCAATCATCTTGCCACTCTTCTTATTGAAGTTTCCGTTCTCATCCAGTATTCCTGGCGGAACAACTGTCCACGGCTCAACGTTCTCTTGCAGTACGTAATTAATCTGGTCAACTCTATTGTCTATCTCTGCGAATAACTGTTCTTTGCCTTGATAATCACTCTTACCGTTAGATTGACCCATCTGCCGTAAATTTGCTATCTTTATAATCGGTATGAAATCAAGTTCTGTTATTTCCTCAACTGGCGTGCCATCATCTAACGGCCTAATTTTTTTAATATCGCCACGAATCTTATTACTACCGATAAACTCTACCTTGATTAAATAGTTCTGTATTTTATACTGACGGCCGGAATCTAATAAAGGACTCATAAACTCTTCAGTATTCCACATATAATCATGCTCTTGAATACGATACCATCCGCTTTTACCGTCATCACTAACCTCTATTAATTCAAAAAACTTCACATTCCGAAGCCCGAACATATCCTCTGTCCATAACGTTTTGTTGCTTCTGATGAATTTATAATGTGTCTTGCCGTCTATATTAAATAAATACTGAAATACAGTTCCTAAATATGAATCAGCGGTAGCGGCCTCGAGATAATCAGTACTGAATGTCCGTCTTGATTTGAGCCATTCGCTGAACTTGTCTGTAACAGTATCGCTCTCCCATTTAAAGCCGGGGAACTCACCGAATAGTAAATCGCCATTAATCTCACTTATAACGGCTGGAAGCGGGACTAACGGGTCAACCTTGCCAGATACACCCATCCCGTCCAATACTTTTATAGTTTTGTTATAATGGTATACGCCGTGAAACATCTGCTCATGCTGTGTTTCAAGTACAATTCTCTTCTCTTCCAACTCCGTTATAAACTTATCGCCTTTTTCAAGCATCTATATAACTCCTATTTCAAATTAACAAATCTAACAGTTCCCCTTTCCCTTGTATAAATAGCATATCGCAAGGCATCGGTAGTGTGGTCATCTCTTTTAATCGGTACATCTTTTCCCAATCCACTCTGGGCTTGGTCCCACCTATATAACTCAAGCTCCCGAATAACATTTTTGCATTTCTCAAGGATATATAATCCATATCTACCGTCTCCGCCTTTAATGAACTTTCTCTGCACCGCTTGTATTCCGTCTTCAACCTCTTTACTTGCACCGATAGAAGTGATACCACTCTTACGATGAAACACTGTTAATAGGTCAGGTCTTGCCGAATCACAATACGCCTTGCTTGGCTTGACTATCCCACTATGTGTTATAACCGACCCTACACTACCAGGGTCACGCTGTTGATATTTTAAATCGTACCAGCCCTTGCGTTTCATTAAATTAATAAGCGAATCGTCAATCAATTGTTTCTCCGCGTATATCTCATCAATGACCCACAAAGTACCACTACCAACAGCAATCAGTATAATCGCTAATGGGTGGTCTTTTGCATATCCCCAATCAATGCCGATAATATACTCTTTAATCTCGGCTACAGGGAAGTCTTTAACAACATGATCCGCACGATTAAACTTGTCATATATAACTCCCTCGGCTAAAACCCATTTCCCACTAATGAACCTATCATAATAAATTCCTGTGTAAGTGTTCTTCAGATTTTCTACATATTCATCCGACAAATCGGGGTTATCTAAAAAATTAAAATTCCATACTCCTATGCGGTCAGACATAGTTTCGTTATCAATGTAATCCGTCTTAATAAAATGACTCGGTGAATCTGGGTTACTTGTCCAGAACTTATACCTCTTACCGCCCGATACCCTCGAATAGGCCATGTTGACAAACGACTTATTATGTTGGACTATCTCATCCGCCAACCACCCGTGAGCCGTCTTACCTTGAATTCTACCCCACGATCGTTCATTGTCTACACCACTACAGGCTATCTCTATATTCTTGCTCTTGATGTAAACCCTTTGTGGCTGTTTGCTATAAACAATATCGCCTATCTGGTCAAACTCCAACATTAACCGGATTATGTTATCATACAACGATTCATTAGTCCTTGCTGACATCATAAGTAAACACCCATTAGGGCATTCATTGTATATATAATCAATCCACCTCAACACCTGGGCGAATGTCTTACCACTCCTTACACTACCTATGGCAATATTAACATCGTAATTACTGTTGCAAATATAATCATTTTGCTTCGAGGATATAACAAGGTCATTCATCGTTCCCCGCTACATCAGAATTCTTTAAGTCTTTAACGGATATTGCTATCGGCTGGGTACTTATCTCACCTTTGACGTTTAAGTCTTTAGGTGCTATCCTGCCGATAAATGATAATAAAGCTTCGGGTTTTTCCGCCTTTAAATAGGTTATGATTTCTTCTATATCTACATCATTTATATTCTGTAATACTGTTTGAATAACATCCTTTATATCTCTTGTCAACTTGTTTGGTGTTCCTTTTTGTCTTCCTCCAGTTTTATTGCCGTCTTTATCCATAATCTAAAACCATCTAAAGTAGAGAACCGACTGGCCAGTCCGCAGTTTTGTTAAACTTTGTCCTCTTACCTTATAGGTGAAGCAAACGTCCTTTTTTTCGGAGTTATTTCAAATACTCACTTAAACTCTTATGAAGTCTGGCCTTTATCTCGTAGAATGCCGTCAGACCTATTTTCAGCTTCTCTGCGATGACTTCTGGCTTGAAGCCATCCTGTAACATTAAAACTACATATTGGTCTTCTACGCACTGTTTTTTAAACCATTGCTCAAATGCCACCCTTACAAGTAAGTCATTCTCAAATGTCGTTTCATCCGTAAACTTCAATCTCTTTTTTCCGTTTTTAATGTATCCAGTTCTCACCTTGCTGTTCGATTCTTCAATCTTAACATTATCATTATAGTAAACCTTTTTTTTCATTTAAATTCTCCCATTTTTTCTTAAATAACCTCTACAAGCCCTATATGTAACACACTTTGTTTGCATTGATTCCATTAGTTGCCGTATCACGTCAATAGTGTACTCTGTGTCGATAAATGTAACATCCCTATGCAAGTTGTGTTTAATCCTGTAATACTTGCTATTGATCTTATTAAACTTTACGGCTTTAGTTAATGCCTGTTGTTCAAACCCTATTTGATTTGCTAATGCACCTACTGTTATTTCCATATTTACCTCCTGCCTTGACCTATTTTTTTTGTTGTCGTGCATCCACCTCTCCCACGGTTTACTCTTGACCCTCTCCCACTCCCGTCTTTTTTTGGTGTTCCTTTTTTAACTGCCATATTTAATCCTCCTTGTCTTGTAGTTCTTTTATTGCTTGTTCGTAATATTTAGCCATTTTTATTGGATTGCCACCGACTTCTTTTAACAAATCTTTTAACCCCCGAGCCTTATCCAATGCCGATTGCTTAAGGATTCCAGCCTCTCTTAATTTCTGCTTGATTTTATCCCTATCAAAACTATTTGGAAAACCCATCATCAGACTATCAATGACATCCAATACTTTATCTACTTCTGCTTCTGTCATAATTAATCCTCCTTAAAAATATATTTTTTACTGATTCCATGACCGCAACACGCAGAAACAACATTATTCAATTTTCCTAAACAAGCATCATATCCCTCTAATGTTGGCATAGAACCACACCTAATACATGGTCGAACAATATTAATTGATTCCATGTTATCCGCATATAACCAATCATCCAGAAATATAATTTTATGTCCTCTGGAATATGATGTAATCATTTAATCCTCCTTTATAGTTTATACTGTACTGTAAACTATAGATATATTGGTCTATTAACTACCAGCCCATGTTTTTTATGTATAACGAACAACGCTTGTATCGGCGGTTGATATTCAAATGCACCCGCCTGTCCAAATTCACTATACCCTATTAATGACCCGTTACATATATAGTTCCGCATCGCTTCGTATGAATGTAAGTGCCCGAACACATCTAAATATACAGGCTGTTTCTTGTTCCACCTCCAGAGTTTTTTATTAATAGATATTGTCGGCCCACCTACTCCGCCGTTGAATTTAAAGTTATGTCCATGCTGTGAACGGATTAAAAATGAATACTGGTTGTTGACATACATATCACTTTCGGGGATAATAAAATCTATAGTCTTATTGTCTTTGAATATGTTTGCCAACTGATGATATAGTATCCACTCAAATGTCTTTTTAGATTGGTCTTTATAATGTATCTTGCCGTTCGTAAATCTTGAATGATTACCTGGGTGACAGATTATAGTTATGTTCTCAAATTTCCCGTTTGTATACACATAGTCTATACATGACTTTAATAAATCCTGCACAAATAATATACCTTCAGCGGGTGTGCTTACACTTGATGCGATTAATTCGTCATGTATGTATCCGGCATGGAAATCGCCGACAAGATATATGACCGCCCTTTTTATATCAGCACCGTTACGCTCGATGTCAACCAACTGTATTACTTTCTGTGACAGTAATCTGGCACGATCAGTACACACATCTAAATTAAACTCATTAAAGCCCTGCACGTTTTCTGACTTAACTATCTCGTCACAATGCCAATCAGACCATATCATATTAACCGTGGCTTCACCCAAATCATATTTAAGTCTTGGAATATGAATGTTTTTAGGAGAATAGTTCTTTACATCGTTGACAAGGTCAATCTCTGATTCAAGTTTCTGATTTTCCTTTAATAAAAATTTTACTTTTTTTTGTGAATCCAACTTACTGGCGTTTATTTGTGTTATCTTTTTCTCGTATGCCGTTATAAAATCTATGTCGTTTTTCTTTGCTTCAAGTTCTTTTATATTTTCAAGTAAGTCCTGTTCTCTTTTTAATTCTTTTATCAGTTTATTCATATCAACTCCTTGCGGAATAATACATATTTTTTACAGCACTATCGCTAATATCTTTAAATAACTTATTATCAATTACGGTTTTAACTTTGATCCCGGCATCCCGCAATTTCCTAACATAAGCCTTTTCTTCGGCCGTCCAATCATGTGGTGTATTTTCCTCCTGCCATTTCTTTAACCGCTTAATCTCATCAATGTCAAGTTTTTTCATCTTCATCCTCCTTTATTCCTAATAACGGGGCTCCACAAACCTCACATATATAATCACAACATGAAGCACATTTATTAAAATGTCCACAATTATCACAAGTCATGCGTCAACCTCCACTTCCCATCCATCGTCAATGGCATTTCTTATTATATACAATCTCTCCAGTTTTTTCGTTAGCCTTGACAGTTCCTCCATGTTCCCGTTTACCTCATCAATAATTTTATGCAACTCCTCTAAATTGTTACAGCAAAAAGATATCATGTTTTTAATAAGGCTTTCATACTCACTTATATCTTTTTCCGTTTCATCTATTTCCGCATTAACACCGCCACCCTCAAGCGTGTGATAAGCCCTGCCGAAAAATAGACACTCTTTGCCTTTTTTTAAATATAATTCTGAACCCATTTAATCCTCCTTTTTGTTGTGTTTTTCAATTCTTGCATCCTCGCCCCATAAAAACTGTATCTCAAATATAGTTAAATATATATCCCGTCTTGATATTGATAAATAAAATACAGTTGTGTTGAACAAAGTCAGACAAAATGTAAATTCTCTATTATAATGTTCTTGTCTAATTATTGGCAAATCACACCAAATGCAAAATAGTTCAAATTTTAATGATTTCCAGTACTTCCAGTTGTTTCTTATTATCATATTCAATCCTCCTTTAATTTATCTGTCATTTCTCACCCCACATATTCTTTCATCCGTTTTCCGCTCCCATCTCCTTCTCATAAATTGCCTGTAAGCCAATTAACACAGAATGGATATCATAATCTGTCCACTTGCAATTCTTTAATGAATGCCTGGCCTCTAACAATTTAATTTCCTTTTCGTCAACGACCTCTTTTCCCCATGCCCGTATCAACTCAAGCATAAACTGACCAGGTGATCTATCGGCTTTATTATGATTGACAGCATTAACACATACACCATTCAACAGGTTCCAACGCAATGCATAACCACCTGCACCTTTAGTTTTCCACCAATGATGTGCTTGTAATCCCTCTGCGGAACCACCCAACTCATCTTTGTGTCCAGACCTTGCATGGATTATCTTGCCCCACAAACCATCACACTCACGGATTAATCCTTTACGGCTCTTCTTCCTCATTCTATCCTCCGTTTTACCACTATAACAGTAATACTTTACTTATTCGCCATGATTATTGACGATTAATCGATTAATGCCGATAATTTACCACTATGACAGTAAATCACCACTTCTGTTCCCTACCAAATATTTCCTCATTAGGTTTTTTAAGGATTCCCAGATATGTAACCTCGACAACAATTTTGCCTATCTCAAATTTCCTTAATTTTCCGAATGCCTTTTTTGATAGGTCTATTATTATATCCGTGGCCTCATGGAAATCATTATTATAGACGATTGTTTTTCTGCCGGTTGCAATGTCCTTAACCAATAATAGTGAATACCTCGGAAAATAATCTGACGCACAACTCATCATATTCCCTTTGAATACTGATCCGTCACGATACTTACCTTTTGCATACCAACTTGCTATCCCCGTTATTTTGTAATGATATTCCATGTTGACTTGCTTCTTAACAAGTTGCAACCCGAATATCGTATAAAACATACCCAGTATCAGCACGATGTCTAACCCTTTTTGTATTAACTTCGCTTTTTTATCTGTCATGCAACCCTCCTATGAATCTAAATGTCTATTAATGCTCTGGTATCCATTTAATATAGATTTTTCTGCTTCAATATTCGTGATTAAACTCTTGTAATTAGCGTCAGACTTATCCATTTCTAATTTTGATTCCCAGCATATCCCTTTGGCGATTTTTTCGGCAACTGTGGTCTTTACGTTTTCCAAAACCTCGCCCTCAAATTCTATCGGTCTGTTATTAGCAAGTTTTACAAGTGTAATTGCTAATTGCTTATCGTAATTACTGTTTGCTTCAGCCCTCTTTTCGCTTCTCATTTTAATCTCTTTCTGCATTGACCGAAGCCGACCGATACACTCCTCAATCTTTTGACTGATTTTTGTTACTTCCATTATTGCCTCCTTAATCAAAATCTTTATGTTTTATTTTTGTTATTACTCTACTAGCATTCCTATCATACATCTCAATTTCAGGTTTAGCAACAATTCCTTCAGCCTTAAAATCTCCAAATTCAGACATCAACCCACCTCTAACAAGGTCAACCATTTCTTTTAATGTTCCGTTTCCGATTACAGGAACAATTTTAACTCCTAATTTAATTGCTATGTCTTCAACATCTTTTCTTTTCAACCACCATTTTCCTATCTTTACATCGAATAAAATAAAATCAACCCCATCCTTGATATAATTACCACCACCTTTTTGAATTTTAGCACCATAGCCCTCACCATAAAGACAACAACCGTCAGGAAAATTATCTTTTAACTTATTACCTCTTGCAAACATATCCATTAACTTACTGAATAGAAATGTTGGTATTTGTGCGTTATCAGTTCTCCCACCAAATTCAACATTTTCACCATCAAAAACTATTCTAACATTTGTTCCGTCAATTTTCTCTGTAAATATCCAATTATTATCTTTGAGATACTTAAAGGCATCAAGTGAATATTCACCATCTAACAATGTTTTAAATTTAGTTTCTGCGTCTCTCTTGAAAACTGTTTGAATCTTATGATACTCTTCCATCACTTACCTCCGTTTATTTTAAAATAAAATCAATTCGTCTTTCTCTAATAAACTTTTTGAAAATCCGTGTTTTTTAATATCTTCAATAGATTTTAAAATGTCGTTTTCCCATTCATTGGCTTGTTTGAAAAAATCTTTTTTAATCTCAAATCCATATCCTTTTCTATTTGTATTCGCACAGGCAATCAAAGTTGATCCACTGCCCGCCACAGGGTCAATAACAACATCATTTTCGTCAGTAAATATTTTAATTAATTTTTCTAATAATTTAACTGGTTTTTGTGTAGGATGTATTTTTTTAATTAACGGGCTACTAATATCATCCCGTTCCCAATCAATAATATTAAATATCATTTTTTTATTATTATTAAATTTCGGTAGCTTGTCACGATATAACAATAAGCCATATTCAGCATTGCCAACAATCCGCATATTTGCCTTCAGTACTTGAGCAGAGAAATTCTTTCTAAAAACTAAATTTATATAATTATTTAATCCGTATCTTTTAGCAAGTTCTATTAAAAGAAATTGTTGTTCAAACGAACAAAAAACCAACATTGCAGGGGACATCGCTTTTTGTTTTGGCTCCTTTTTTAACATTTTACTACAAAAATGCATAAACTCTGGAGGGTTAAAGTTTTTATCAGTATCAAAAAACTCCGTTCCCGCTAATTTGCTTTCACCGTTTTTATTATCACCACCAATATACCAACTCGGATTACTTCCGTATGCATTATTACCAACATTATATGGTATGTCAGCAATGATAAATTGGGCTTTTTGAATTTGATATCTTTTGTAATTCTGGAAATGATCATTGAAAATCATATTTTCACTTACCTCCGTTTATCCATTCCTTGATTTTAAAATTACTTTCCGCCGATACCTCTTCCCATTTCCCGATCCGTTCATCAAACTCTTTTTTAATCATAGTCCAGGATTCGCCCGTTCTTTTAGACATCAGTTTCATCGGGCAGATATCCGGACTACATTTCCGCCACTTGCCAAAGTCCGTCAAACAGGAACCATCGTCAGCCCTGCAACTACATTTTATTTCTGACAGGTTCATTTCAACCCCTTATAAATGTAGTCTATTATTTCTTTTTCTGATTTATTAAGCCATATATATTCGTGATGAATAGTATCAAGACTATCAATCCCAAACACCTCAAACACTTTATACTTCGGGTTGAATAGCCACTCGTAGAGGCCTATATTATCATATTGATTAGTATTTCCAATTTCTACCCCTATTCTATTAGTATTGATATTTGGGTTGAGCGACATTACTCTGTGTTCATCTTGCCTATCGTTATACACCTTGATTATCTTTTGTAGTTTATCCATATTACATTTCCCCCATCGCCCGTTGTCTTTCGGCTTCATTCTCAATTTCCATAGTGTGTTCTTTATCCACCCACAGATATTCGTACGGCTTTCCA